TTATGATGCCTCCGGCGGCCACGGCTGCGGCCCGTGGACGGCCGACGTTTTTTTCATTCTTCGCTCCCGCTCGACATAGAGATCTAGGGAGCCTTGCTCCCCCCAGAGGGGCCCCCCAGCTGGCTGGACGGATAGAATGGATAGGACGATAAAGTGAAGCAGGAGGGCCATACAAAAAAGGAACTGACTGAAAAGCCAATCCCTTAAAGGAGTAAAACAAACAAACATCAACGTCCACGATGTTGACGAGTCCAAGAATAACCTTTGTTATCGTCGAAAATATCGACAGTACCTCTGTCAAATTGTCGCTTAGCTTCTTTTAACCTTTGGTTAGCATTTCTTAAGAAACCAAACTTAGTAACAGAACCAACAATGTTTGAAAGACCCTCGATAAACTTACCAGCGTTATTTATGCCTCTGTCCCAACGTGCTTTAACGGGGTCTTGAAGCCAGCGGTCCATCTTACCGGTACGATAACCGACATCATTAGAAAATTCAGAATAACCTCGATTATAAGCAGCTTCATTCATCTTAGCAGTATTAGTAGCGTCGATGATAGAATCAGCCGTAGAACGAGCAACTTTATTAGAAATATGTTGGCCAGCTGTACGAGCGGCAATCTCCAAACGAGTAGCAAGCAAATTCTTAGCTTGCTCTTCCTTAATAGAACCGTCACGAATCAAGTTCCAATACTGAGCGCCAAGCGTAGATAACTCAATCTGTTTTTCCTGCGGAAGATACATATTCATAACCTGCTGAGCTTCGGCAGACAAAAGCAAATTAGCTTTCTGGGCAGTAGCAACATCAGATTGACGCTGTTTAAAATAAGTATCAGCTTCCGTATTAGCGATACGAGAAGAATAATCAGAATCACCATACTTACCCAACAAATCAGCTTCCGTACCAGACTTACGAGCTTCCGAAAGAGATTTCATAGCACCAGCAAAAGAGGCAACATCGCCAATCATATTCGTAGGGGTGTACTGGTAAGGTGTACCACCAGAACCAGAAGCACCAGAAGAGGCAGTTGCAGAGGTAGACTGAGCAGAACCGGCGGAACCACCATTCATCATCAAATAAGGATTTAAACCAGCTTCCTCTAAGCGTGCACGCTGATTTTTAGCGGAGTTCCATTCGTTCGTAGCGTCAAACATTGATTTAGCAAAATCACGTGATTTCTGGGATTCAGAACTTGCCCATTCGTTCTGAATCCGCTGCATTTCAAGTTGATGCTTACGATTCTTAGAACCTTGCCGATTGTTACCAATGGCATTAACAACACCGCTGGCCAAAGAGCCAGCAGCGCCGATAGCTGCACCAATCATTCCGTAGAATTCTGGGCACTTTGTTGATTTTGTTGATTTTGTCGATTTTCGATAGCCTGTTGTTGTTCAGCCAACTTAGCAGCCTGATAAGCGGCAACATCATTTTCAAGAGATTGACCCTCTGAAATAAGATGTTCTAACCAAGCCTGCATTTCAGTATAAGACTGAATATTTCTATCCTTACAGTATTCCAAGAGGAAATCATCATCATAATGGTGAGTATAAGGAGATGAAGAGGGACGTAAACCGTTCAAATAGCGACGTAATTGAGTCGGATTCATTTGGTCAATTGCCGCTTGACCTGAGAGAACCGAATAATCACTAACGAACGTCCTCGAACCATCAAAATTATCCTCAAAAAGAAAATCCTCAACAGAAGATTGCTCTCGCAACACACCAGAAAGAGCAACAGCGGCAGAATGCACACCGTGACATGTACATTTATGAAGCTGATTGTCACGATTTAACGAATAACGAGCAAAACCTCGAATAATAACATCTTTTTTCATAACTAAAATAACTAAATAAATAACTAATAAGGCATACCATCATAAGACAGATTCCGCGCTACTTTCACATTAAACTGACAATTGCAAAGCAACTGGTCTGTATCCCAACTACCATCAACAGCCACACCAAAAATAGGATTAAGTACCGAGGGATTAACCTTAAACCAAGTATAAGAAAGTATTGGACTACCTTCTTCGGGCACAACGTCACCGAAAAATACGTGCATATAATCAGAATCGACAGGAGCAACCCAAGATTTCAAAGTGCCCGTAAACGCACCACGAACAACATCAATAGAAGTCTTCCAACTAATGTAACGAGGAACATAGCCAGCGTAAGAACGGGCAACAATGTCACCAATAGCCATAGAATTCACCAACGAAAGCATAGGCAAAGACTCCATACCTAAAGAATCGAACTCAGGAACAGGCCAAGACTCACCCTTAACAGTAGACATCAACTGTAAGTCAGGGCCTGTAGGCACGTAATCCAAAAGCGGTGTAGCGTGATAAATACACATAATTATACCATGCTCTGTACAAGTAAAGGTTGACGGGTCATTAATACGTTGACCGCCTAAACCTTTACCACGAATAATAGCTTCGTCAGAAGTAAGGTTTGTATTCTCAACAGCAGAAATGTCGATAGAACCATCAAAACCACAAATTCGGGTAGAACGATGGGACTGCATAGGGTTTGTAGAAACACCAAAGTGAGCCTTAACCTGAGCAGCATAGTTTTGACCATTCGCCTGAGCAATTTCTTTCCACTTTTGCAAGGCCTCAGCGGCACGGAGCTGAAGAACTGAAAATTGGGATGATAATTGACCAGAAAGAGAAACGGTCAAGTCAGAACCAGAAATATGCGCAGGATTCGCAATAACACCAACGGAAGTATTTGCAGAACCTTTAGCATAAAAATAAGGATAATCAGAAGGCAAATTACCAGCAGGATAAGCGGTAACAGTCTGTCCATTAGCAGGAGCACCGGTAATACCACCTCCACGAATACCAGCAACATAATCGGAAGCATAACCATTAACATCACCATAAACTACACCCATAGAGCCAGAAACATTAGCAGTACCAGTAACAGAAGCTTTAGCCTTAGAAAAATCAGAATCAATAGAAACGGCTGCAACATCTCCAAACTGACTGTTAGGCAAAGCACCCATCCAAAGGTCTTTGTTCCAGTTTGCATAACGAAGCTCAAAAACCGAGTCATTGGGGTTCTTAGTAAACAACTCAACAGTAGAAGCAACAGGCGTTGAATCCTCGCCGTTCCAGAAGTCACAATTGTAAGTCCATGGCTTATTCTTTTCCCACTGGGAATTTCTGTAATAGTCTTGATAAATCTTCTGATAAGCGTAAAGGGGAAAAGCGCTACAACGAAGATTGTCAACATACTTTTCAGGTGAAGTCTCACCATATCCTAAATAGCTAACAAGTTTTTTAAAACCCTCTGAGCGAGGAAAACCAAAAAAATTATTTGGCGAAGCCGAAGACTGAACATTGCCGATAGCAGTGTTAATAGTTGCCAAATCAACCCACGGCAGATTGCGATTAAAGCTAATAGAGGCAGAGCCAGAAGCCGCATAATTAGGTTGATTTTCCATTGACATAATCGCCTCGTTACTGTTACGGTAAAGGAGGTGAAGCGGAACAAAAAACCACTCATAATATTCACGAATACGGGTAAACGCAGAAGTGTCAACGGGCTGTGTACGTGCAAACCATTCTTGAGAAATATTAAACTTATCACCTGGCAAACAGAATTTCCAATAGATAGGTAAAAGTTCACCTACTTTAGCAGTAAACGCACACTTATTAGACAGGTCAAAGCCTGAGCGACGAGGCGTATTTTTAATATCGCCATAAGAAAATAAACTACTCATTTTCCTTCAAATTTAAAATTAATAACTAATTGTTTTTCTTTCTCTGCAACAGGAACGTCAAAACGTCGTAAATCAACAGAATCACCTTTTTTAAAACGGAAAAATTCAATTTCATACAAATACTTTTTATAATAGTGAACGTAATTTTCAGGTATCCCGTCTACCACATCATTGTAAATAGACGGGAAAGAATCAACTTTAAGCATCCCTAACAATAATCTGCTTTCGATAAGCCGGGGACCAAGAAACATGGATAAAGCCAGCTTTACGGTAGTAAATAACCTGATCAAACGGCAATTCCATTTCCTGAATCAAAGCAAACAGTTCAGAGATAGAATCACGACTACTTACCGAAATATCAGCAGCATAGCCAAATTTATGCTGAGAATTCGAAACACCACCAACAGCCACGTTTACAAAATTCGAGCGATAACCAGAATTAATATAAATAGGCTTTCCGAAAGCGTCACGCAACGGGTCAAGTATATACTTACAGAGGTAAGTCAAGTTCAACAAGGAATCCCAAGTTGGGATATTGTTCGTCAAGATTGTTGTACTGGTATCAATCAGTTCCAACAAAGAGAAATGTTTAGGCTTATACATATCAATCAAATTTTGGTTCTTCTACCACACGGATAGAATCCAAGATTTCAATAATATAACCAGTTTTCAAATACGAATCAATAACGGCAGAATCCAAACGAATAGCAACCCTACGCTTGCGTCCAATATAATGGAGGACAGCAAAATAATACTTCTTTTCTTCCATAACTAAACAGGTTTTTTGTCAACGGCAGCAATCAACAAAGCATTCTTATCATTCAGAACCTTGTGTTTGATACGCTCACGATTATCCGCAGCGTAATCAGCATAACTGGCTCGTAAGACAGAACTATCAGACACTATCTCTGAATAAGAATGCTTCATTATATCTACATCCGTCAACGGGTAAAAATAATATATAGATAAATTCTCACGTACATAAGAATCGTTAGACCATTTCTCAACTTTCAACAACTGGTCACGCAACGAACGTTTAGCGCAATAGTCATAGAAAGAATGAATTGAACGAACGGCATAACGCAATTGACCAGTAAACGCAACACTACCAACAGGCGCAGTTATCCAGTTATTAACTAAGTTACGATAATTAAGCAACAAACGATAAACAGCAGCACAACCACTTTCGTCAGAGAAATTTATATACAACGACAAACGACAAGAGTTGTAAATCAACCTGAGTTGCTCAGGAGCATATTTCAACGTATGGTCAACTTCCAGATACCTACGAATAAGGTAATATATACGCTTAGCCCTTTCAAAATCAGTTACTTCGTCAATGAAGCCGAATTTTGCAAGGACGTGGGGGATACTTGATAAAGCCGTTGCAACTCGTATATCATCAACCACAGTCGCATACTTAGACTTATTAAGTCGGGGGTATAGTCGATTGATATGCGACCTTTTAGCCCGCACAAGTGTAGGCTTTCCATTAAGCTGGAGCACTCGACCATCATAGAATAAAGAGAATATTTCTTCATTTTCTTGCGGTTTAAACACTTCATTAAAAGCGGATTCCGCAAAATGGACAGAAAAGCGCCCGAACGGCTTAATATACCGAGAATTCTTAAAAAAGTCGGGAAGGCACGCAGTACCATTGACGTATCCCGCAACGTAGCATGAAGCGGAAGACCAGACAGGTTGCGTATCTGTATCACCAAAGCGCCAACTCTTAAGAACAAACTGTCTAATACTTTGTCTGAGCTCTTTCGAGTCGTGGAATAATAGGATATGGAAATGCGGACGGAATGTTGTTGGTCCATATTCTCCAACAACGTAGTAGTAAATCTTTTCATTTGTAATACTCCTTATATTTTGATTTAAACGCTTAAAAAAAAGCTGTACATCACGATAGTTGAGATAACCGATAAAATTTTCCATATAAGGGCGGTTATAGATGCGCCGACCATCAGGAAAAGAAGTGTAGTGTAGATGTGCTTTCTTCTGCAAAAGTCGTGCAGATTCCCAAGACAATTGAGTATCGAAGTCAAAACATTCATCGTTAAATGATATATCACGATTATAACCTTGAACGGTCTTATATGAATAAACAAAATCACGAGGTAAACAACGGAATCTTACCTCACCAGAAACACCTTTATAAAACTCACCGACTGGCAAATACTCCGTTGAATAGGTCAGAGTGATAAACTCACAATACTTAGAAGCGGCTAATTGAACGTTACACTTCAATTCAGCCTTGATAGCCTTATTGTGTATGCAAAACTCACACGTGCCACAAGGAACATACACAGGGTCACCTGTATATTTGTTCTTTATCACACGGGGATGAAGACAAGAGCCATATGTTTTACTGCGGTCGTTAATCATGCTGCAAATATAAAAAACTAATTTTGATATATATAATACCTATATAGTGATGTGACTTTCGCCAATCGTGAACAAGGGTGTTTGAACCGGAGATTACAATTAATCCGGTTTGCTTCGCACGAAAGTCGGGGAACTTCGTACCAAGTAAAATAGCTTAA